TGAACTCTCGACCATGGATCTTTAACCGTGTACCTGCATGAGGGCGCACGAGAATAAAATCCCCTTCCTGACACCAAGGCCCCGATGGAAACCTTGCGGTGTCCTTATAGCAATCTGGCCCCATCTTTACGACAAAAAGAACCGTTGTGAGGAGTTCTTCGTGCTGGAGAGTCAGGTCAGACTTAAGAATCCCGCTTTCGTACTGCTCCTCTATATTAGGAATCCCACACAGAATGCGGTATCCAGAGGGGTCTGGTAACTGTTTTGCCTTCCTTTCGTCGGTATCAGGTAATACAGTTGCCTCGTTTGGGTCATCGGGGTTTGTGCCGATTAATAGTTCACTCATCAGAGCTTTCCATCCTTTCTTTGGTTTCTATAAGAATATTATTTGCTATAAGGAGCCCACGATAGATTCCACAAGCATATTGATAGGCGCCGAAGTCCTTGGCTTTGCCCAAGACGGCGTCTTGTTCTATCACCCTCATTTCTTCTCGTATCTTGTCTGAAAGATATTTGAGAATGTCATTACTCATTTACTCTCCTTCTTTGGTTGTTGGGATCCTTTTGAGGCTTGGGCCATTTGTACGCCCAGTCTTACGCCTTCTAACTCCATATTGGCCTCGCGGTCAGTCCTGTCCTGACCGGCTTTTAAGCCAAGTTTTGTTCCTTCTATTTCAGCCTGCACCTCTATCCGTTTCTCCTCTAACTCCAACTGATCAGCCTTTGCGGTGGCGTCTAGGAGGTCTTTTCTCATCTTGCGCTGTAGTTCGCCTTCTTTGACAGCCAACTCGCGCATCTGAATCTGGGTAAGCGGGTTCTGTTCCTCGGCTTGGGCCTGCTGTTGAGCGACCTCTGCCTGATCCTTCTGGAGAAGTTTGGCTGCACCCCTAGCGGCTAAGCGAGAGATAGCCAACTCGTACTCTTCCGGCAAATCTTGGTCTGGTGGGGGCAGTTCTGTACCTATTTGCTCCTCCATCTCCTTGCGGTACTGGAATGCGACGTGCTCTTGTATATGAGCCATTGCCGCCGCCTGAATTTGAGCAGCCATCGGGTTTTGACCAATTAACTGTGCCATCTTCGGGTCTTGCATAGCCATTAGGTGGACGGCTATATGCGCCTCGTGGTCTTGGTAAATAAACGCCTTGACCGGCTTGCCATTGATAACAGCCATGTTCTCGGATATCGGATCACGGGGTTTCTGGTCTTCCGGCATCGGGATTAACTTCTCGGCGTTCTTAATACCCAGAACCTCAAGCATCTGCCTGTGGAGCATCGGGAGGTCATAGATCTGGGGAGACTGCTGAGCCAACTGCATAACAGCCTGATACTGAACAACCTTCTGGCTCATCGTGGCGGCGTTGGGGTCTGACACGGGAATCACATCCACTTGGTCATAGTCCGACTGCTTGACGCTTCTGGTGCCCTCTACCGGCTCATATGAGTAATCCTCGGGGGTGTAGTCACGGATGATGACTTTGAGGAGTTTGAACTCCTGCTTCATGCTGTAGTGAATCCGTGCCTGTACTGCTGACATGACCTTGAGCATCCGCTCTAATATAGCCAGCGTTGTACCTACCGGTGACTGAGACGACATATCACTGACCTTAAGATCAGCAATTGCTGCAAACCGACGACCATCATCAATAATCTTATCTAGCAATCCTGCTAGAACCTGCGACGGCTCCTTGTATGGGAGTGTCATGATGTTGTCTTTAATAGTACCGCTTGGTACGTCTACGTCTCTAAACTCTGCTGGGCTGATTGGAGTGTCATCACCTTTGACTCGGAGTCCTCGGGTTTTAAAACCTCCCGGTAAGTTAGACAAAGTACCAGCATCAACAAGTTGTCTAAGAATCGAAGTGCCAGACTTAGCAAAAGAACCAATGAGGTGAATAAGACCAAAATGATAAAAACCAAATCCCGGTATGTATCCATAATGTACGAAGTGTTGACGTTTAGCCCTTAGATCATCGTCAGGATTCCAATTGCGACGGATCGCTAAGATCTCTTGTGTATCTTTATCAATTGTTACCACATACGGTAACGCTATTTCAGTAGGTTCTCCATCCTCATCTACATCTGCATATTTGTCATCTTCAATTACTAAATCTGCATGTATCTCAAGAATCTTGTATCTATCATCGCTGGTGGCTTGAAAGCCCATTTTTTCAGCAATTTTCTTCTCTACTTCATCTAATGAATTTTGGGGTTCTGGTAGGTCAATATCCTTGTAAAACCCAGCAACCATGAGCTTTTTCAGCTCATTTTTAGTTTTACGCATTACGTGTGTTACACGTTCTGCTGTCTCTAAACTAGAGGCGCCGTAGGGCACAATAATGTCTTCCGCCGGTACAAATATAGACACCTGACGCTCTAGCGAGGGGTCATAGTAGACTTTCTTAAACGCATTGCCTGCTAAGCCCAAACCCCACAACATTCTCTCGTGCTCTGGGCGATACTCAACCATACGCTCAGTTAGTTGGTAGTTCATATCGTCGCGCACGCGAACGGCTGCTTCTTTTTTCTCTGGAGTCTCTTTACCGATGATCTGTGTTTTCACCGGCCCCATCGCAGGGAATGTCTCCATAATTGTCTCGGACTGAAACTTCACCAGCGCTTCAGATAGTAAGGGGTGAATAATCCCACATGCCCCGGGCCATGGCTCTGTTCTGTCTTCAATCTTCATACCTAGAAGTTCTAAGCCATCTACGTATGTCTGCATCCAGTCTTTACGAGAGTCAATATCTGACTGAACATCACTTAATAGATCACCTGCCAGTTCAGTTAACTGCCCCTCGTCCATATCTTCAGCAAGGTTCGCATTAAAGTCTTCTGCGTTCTCACCTTTCTCAAACTCCACTAACGGCATGCCATCAACGCCAATGCGTACAGCCTCTGGGTCTTCAATCTCAATTTCAATTTCAGGGCCGTCGCTTAACATCTCTTCTTTTAATCCTAGCGGGGCTTGGTTGAGTGCTTTATCAATCGCCATGTTCTATCCTTAGTAGTAGACGTTTTGCTTACGTCTAAAAAATATTTCGTCATCAGGCTCGTCCGTCGGTAGACGCAGGAACCCACCATTTCTAAATCTCAAAAGGGCCTGAGTTGTTGAGTCCACCAAGTCATCATTCGCCCCCGATGGGAAGTCATTACATTCCTCAATAACATCTTTTGCCCACCGCCTGTCAGGTGCCCAGACAATCCCAGATGAGAATAAATCGGACACAGCGTTGACCCTTGCAATCTTATCCTGCCCCTTGCCCGGCGTAAATTCTGAAACCGGCACGCCCATTCGCCTTAATTCCTGATAAAGCGCCGATCCGTTGGACTTCTTCTCCACTATAAACGCATCTGGCTCCCATTCCTTGTACTCCTCAAGCACCATGGCCTTGAGTTCAGGAAACTCCATGCGCTTTTTTACTGAATTGAGCAAGATGATGTTGTAGACGTTTGTCTCTTCGTTCTGGAAGACGCCCCATGTAGTCAAGGCGTTGTAGTCCGCCCGGTTGTTGGCTTCTTGAGCCGCGTCAAGGCTCATAATCACGAACTCGCACTCCGGTGGGGTCTCTTTATCCCAGATCTGCCACCACTCCCTCTTAATTAGTGCGCCTTCTTCAGCCGTCGGATCCTGCATGTACTGAGCCTGCCAGTACCGGGGATCCATTCCAACCTTTTTAGCCTCCAACTCCTCTACAGGCCAGAACTCAGGCCAAAGTGCCTTCCCACTAGGTAGGATGGCTGGAAACTGCACCACCTCCCATTGGTCTGCGTCCTCATTTTTGAGCATGTGGTTCACAATCTGGGCGGTTAAGTCAAGTTTTGACCACCTAGTCATCACCACGATTATGGCGCCACCCGGCATCAGACGTTGGATTGGCCCTGACTGAAACCATTCCCATGCTGGCAGGAACACTTCGGGTCGCATCTGCTTGGCTTCCTGCTCTGAGTGTGGATCATCGATAATAAACAGATCGGCACCACGACCAGCCAGAGCGCCACCGACACCAATAGCAAAATACTCGCCTTTAAAATTTGTTCCCCAACGTGACGCCGACTTAGAATCCTGCTGGAGCTCAATCTGAGGGAAGATATCTTTATATTTCTCATCAGCCACCAAGTTACGCACCCTACGACCAAAGTCAACCGCCAAATCTGCGGTGTGGGAGGCCATAATGACTTTCTTATGAGGGTATTTACCTAGAAACCACGCCGGAGCAAGGTAGGAAATCAACTCAGACTTACCGTGACGGGGGGCAATGTTCACAATAACCCGCTTTTTCTTGCCTGCGGCTATATCTTCAAAGATATTAGCCAGTCTACGGTGGTGGGGGCCTACTTTATAGCCCGGATATACGTGGTCTGCGAACGATAAAAGGTCGGTCTGGCCTATTTTCTTTACTTGTTCTGCCTCATAACGACTAATTTCGTCTAAAGCCTCCAACTTTTCGTTGTGGCTAAGCAGATTTATATGGGTTTTTAAGAACTTAATCCGCTCGGGAGTCAGCATCTATTGCCTCTACGTCGATTACATCCCGTGATTTCCCTTTTTCAGCCAATCTTTCGAGTCTTTCTAACTTCTCAAGTAGAGATTTCTCGACTTCTTCGCTTGTTTTGTGAGCAACGGTGAGTTCTGTGCGCTTTTTGAACGCATCAACACCGTCGATCTCTCCCAGCGCTTTGACTGCGGGGAGTGCAAATTTGGGATCGGGGTTGGTAGTCTGTTCTACCAACTTATTTACGACGTAGAGTTTAAGGTCGGCGAGGTCTCGCACCACCATCTGGTCATATTGGGCGACCATTCCAGCCAAATAGGCTAGCGTTTCGTTCCTATAATTAGCGAAATCCACTTTTCCGCCATCTGTCAACATCTTTTTGGCAAGTTCTCTTGCCGTGGTTTTATCTTGCTCGTCTGGCTCAATAGGCTTGCCCTGCAGATCAGATAAGAGTTTGATAGTCCTTGCGTAGACCTCTAACTCTTCTTGCTGCGTCATCTGTGGCATCGCCCCAGTCGCGTCTTTTGGTAACGCGATATCTTTATCGACATCAAGAATATATGTAGACATGCGCGGGTTATATCACAAAAAAAGCCCCCTGTATACAAAAGGGGGCAAAAGAGGA